GTACTTAAAAATTTAAAGGAGCAACTGGTTACTGTCAGTGAGACTCGTCTTAAACTTCTAGGTGCTATTGACGTTCTCGAACAAATTCGAGACAGTCAAAATGAAACTGAAACCCAAACAGAAACAACTGAGGAGGTTGAAAGGAATTGACGTTTTTCGATTCAGATCTTGTCCGTAAGGAGATGACAGACATTCAAGAACTCCAAGAGGAGATCTATGGTAGTGTCTTTAATTTTCCTCAGATGGATAATGAAGAAAAGGAAGAACATATTGATTTACTCATGGAACTTCTTGAGAAACAAAGGATACTCTATGCTCGTATGAGTTTATCAGATGATCCTCAAGCGAAAAAAATGAAGGAGAACATTCAAGAATCTGCCGTCATGATGGGGATGCCCAAAGATGTCGATATGGCCAATGTCTTTGCCAATATGGAAAAGATGATTGGGATTATGAAACAGCAGGTTGACAATAGTTCTTTTTGATCTTATAATAATCAAGTACAAACAAGCCAAATCTAAAAACAAAAGCCAAATCTATGTCTTTTTCAAGCCTAAAGAAACAGTCTTCTCTTGGATCGCTGACCTCCAAACTAGTTAAGGAGATCGAGAAGACGAACACTACCAAAGGTGGTGCTGATGAGCGACTTTGGAAACCAGAACTGGATAAGTCTGGTAATGGTTATGCTGTTATTCGTTTCCTTCCTGCAACTGATGGAGAGGATCTACCTTGGGCAAAGGTATACTCCCATGCATTCCAAGGACCAGGTGGTTGGTACATCGAAAATTCTCTCACCACTCTTGGTGCTAAGGATCCTGTATCAGAATACAATAGGGACTTATGGAACAGTGGTAATGATGGTGACAAGGATGTTGTTCGTAGACAGAAGCGTAAGCTTTCCTACTATGCAAACATCTATGTTGTGAAGGATCCAGTTAATCCTCACAATGAAGGAGGAGTCTTCCTATTTAAATTTGGGAAGAAGATATTTGATAAGTTAACGGCCGCTATGCAACCAGAGTTTGAAGATGAAACACCCATTAATCCTTTCGATTTCTGGCAAGGTGCAAACTTCAAACTTAAGATACGTAAGGTTGATGGTTACTGGAATTATGACAAGTCAGAGTTTGATGCTCCTTCACCTCTCCTTGATGACGATGATGCACTTGAAGCACTCTGGAAAAAAGAGTACCCACTTGCAGACTTTACAGCACAGTCTAACTTCAAATCATACGAAGATTTAGAACGTCGTCTTAAGTCTGTACTTGGACAGAAACAAGCACAGCGTCCTCGTATTGATGAGGAGGTGGTACAAGAAGATGATCCAACACCTGTTGCTGCTGCAGCAGTTGCTTCAGCACCTGATGCTGATGAGGATGATGCTTTAAGTTATTTCCAGAAACTTGCTGAGGAATAATTAACCCAAGTTCGGGTTGGATGCTCTCTTGAGAACTGGGTTTATATATTCTGTAGACTGTTCATAATCCAAGAGAGTTTCTATATCATCTAATACTATTGACACATATTCAGACTTTAAGAGGTTAATGTTTCTTTTATCCTCTTGAAGTCTGTCTTCATATGTACGGTAAGTGATACCCTGTATTGGACTTACTTCAACTATCTTGTTGGTTCCACTGTCTAAGAAACTTACTTTATATGTTGAGTCAACTTTCATTTCTTTAGGAACAAATACTTTTCCTTCAGAGTCTTTTATCTCTTCAGTCTCGTAGAATTTAATAACATCTAGTGCATCAGTATCGTTACCATATTTTTCAATCAAATAGTTTCTATAATCTTGTTGGGTTAATGGCCATTCATCTCTTACATTAACAATATTGTTTGAGAGGAGGACAATCCAATCTAAATTTGAATCACCGTAGACTTTGTATGCAACTTCATCTGGACGTTCATCACCAACGATTTGATACTTGGTGAATGACATAAAGTCTGCAAATAAATCTTCTCTTATTACAGGTCTACGGAAAAGATTTTTAACAGTAATAAAATCCTTATTAGTTTTTCTCTCATTGATACGAGAGATGTACTCAAAGTTTGGTAGGTTGCGGAAGTATCTAGACATTTTAGAATCCTATTACGTTGTCGTTATCACCATCCAACTCTGAGTAATCCATATCTACAATTGGATCGAGTTCTGTGAATGACATACTTATATCGTAAGCAGTCATAGATGAGTTGGGTAAGGTCATGTAAGTATTATCAGGTACATAGTTCACAGTGAAACTAGTACAAGCACATTTTTTTATGGTGTTGATAAATGTGTGCTGTTTTCCTTGCTTGTTGTAGAATCTAGGTTGGAATATATTAGGAGAACTAAGGAACATATTTGTTGTAGTTTCCTTTACCGACATTCCTTGTTTAAAAAATCTAATGATACTTCTAACCATTCTTGATTCTAAATCACTTCTTGGTGTGAGTCTAAAACTATATTGAAACTGACGTAAGGTAGGACCATTAAAGATGAGTTCCAAGTTTGGATTTAACATCTGTCCATTCATTCTTCCTAATATTTCATTAGTACTTTTATTAATTCCAGGAAGTTGACCTAAAAGATAGGCTTGAATTGCTTGCTTTCCTCCTTGTGATTGATTACCTAAAGCATCTAAACCTTCACTAACAACTCTTTGAACTTCTGCACCAACGTCTCCACCAGCATTCATAATTCTACTAGCAGCACCCATACCTGCTAGTTGTAGGTCATTGAAACTACTATTATTCCAACTAACACCATTGGTGTCTGCTAATTGACTAGGTATAGGAAGAGTAACAGATCCTATTGATGATTTATGTCTGCGGTCTGCTCTTTTTTCTCTTCCAGCACTAACACCTACATCAGAGAGTGGCACGTATGTGAATTGTCTGATGGTCATGTAATCAATACCATCTAGAGTCAGAGGATATTTTAAATTACCATATCTTTTTCTAGCTACTGGGTTTGCACGTGGTGGTAAACCTGGTTGTATTCCTTCTTGCTTATCCCCATCGTTACCTGCAGCAGAACTACCAGTGTTTAGTTGTTTATTTGCCCCGTTTACTTTAGATCCCCATGCGTCTACAGTTTCATTACTAACTTTATTACTGTTAAGAATATTTCCCATCTGAGATCTGAGTTGGGAACCAGCAGATGCTGTCATCCCACTACCAGGAGTTTCACCACTCCATATACTTCCATCAGAACCTGCAAACAGACCATCAATACCCTGAGTGTATTCGGTTCCATCAACAGTTACTGTTGCAGCTTTATTAGGATTATCTGGATCAAAGGACAAGACTGCCCTTCCATCATTTGTTAAAACACTAGCGTTTGTTAATCCCACAGTTATCTTTTTAGTTATTTAGAACAAAATTTTGATAAGGTATTGTCTTTAGTTCATCAATCTCTGATGGATTGACATAATATAATTGTCCTACTACTTCCATGAAGGTATAGTTTCTCATTCTATTCCAATGAAAGTTGTATCCTTTGAATCCATTTGGCATGTATTCAGTCACAGCAACCAAAGGATTAGTATCGTATGTAATGTTAGGAGTCTTTGCTTTGTAGATGAATGTGTAGTAGTTTCCTAAGTCAGGTACTGGTGTTACACCATCAGATAAACGGTCAATAATATCCACCATTAAATCATCAGCATCTTCTACACCAGTAAGGTTCTCCACTATACCAGTGAGTCTATTTTCGTAGGGTTCATTTAATGCCAAGTTCTTTTTCCGTAACGACTTTAAAATTTAATTGTCTCATCTCACAGAATGACCTAGCAGCTTTCCATTTTGCTTGGTTCTTTGCATACTCTGCCACTTCACGTATGAAGGTTCGTTTTTGTTTCTTCCCTTTTGTGGGAGGAATACATTGCTTCATTGGTTTAACTTCAATTACATATCTCTTAATCTTACCATCACTCTCTTTGATCTTCATGTAGAAGTCTGGGAAGTAACGGTGAGGTCTATTGTCTAGAGGAGATATGTATGGTATAAAAAATTCTTCACTACCCCATTCAAGTATATTTACATTACGATCACACCATTTCATAAATTTTAGTTCCCAAAGGGATCTATAAATGATGTTTCTTGAGTCACCTTTGTACTTATTTGATTGAGTTGGGGTAAACTTACCTTTATATGACATACATAGTATAGGGAAACACCATATGGTATTTAGATGGCTGGCAACATACCAGGTACTCGATACAGTACAGCAAGATTTTTAAGTAGGTTTGGTAATCTGGCACAGAGTAGTCAGTACAGGTCTCATATTGGATTTAATCAGAATCTTTATAATGCATTAGTAGCAAATGATATACCTCGTTCATTATTAAGTGAGGCTGGGATGCTATGTAAAGCAACCTCACTTCCTGGTTCTCAAGTATCAACACATGATGTAAGAGATTTCTATGGTGTGGTACAGAAGAGTGCATACATGCGTCAGTTTGATAATACTATTGACTTGACATTTTATATTGATTCTAACTATCAGATAATGTATTTGTTTGAAGCATGGATGGAATATATTATGCCATTGGTAGGGAAGAATCCAAAATCTAGTACTTCATCTTTTGTTGCTAACTATCCAGACAATTATAAGTGTGATTTGCATCTTTATAAGTTTAATAAAGATATGGATGCTCAATGGAGTGTAGTTAATCCATTCAGACCTAAAGGATCAATTGTTTATTCCTTTATCAATGTCTTCCCACAGAATATATCATCAGCTGATGTATCTTATGACCCATCACAGAACCTTGAGTTTACTGTGACCTTCTCTTATGAAAGATATATTACAAACAAGACTGGTATTAGAAATCCAGGTAATCTTGGACAGGATAGTTTCTCTGGTCGTTCACAACCATTGAAGAATACTTCTAAGGATAATCCTTCCAATCCTATTCTTCATAGGGGTGGATCCAAATCTGTCATAACAGAGGAATCTCAGGAACTTACAAAGGATATAGGACAGAAACAGTATCCTATAGACAATGGACAGAATACTAACTCAACTGTTAACCAAGAGATTGGAGAACCTGGAACAGGTAGTCAAGCAACTAAGGGTAATACAAATATTGATGGGTTAGTGGGTGACTTTGGTTCTTTAGATTCTTCAGCAGGAGAAACTAGTGGTGATAAGAGTCTTAGGAAGTTTGGTACAGGAAGTAATAGCATCGCATAAAGTCACTAAATAAAAACACATAATATTATATTTTGTTATGCCTTTACCAAAGATTAGTACGCCAAGTTATGAACTTGAGTTGCCATCTACAGGAGAAACAATAACCTACAGACCTTTCTTAGTAAGAGAAGAGAAACTTCTTGTACTTGCTATGGAGAGTGAGAATCAAAAGGATATATCTAGAGCAATCAAAGAAGTTCTAAAGTCTTGTATCAAATCTAATGTCAAAGTAGATACACTTCCTACATTTGATATTGAATATCTTTTCCTTAACATCAGAGGTAAATCTGTTGGTGAGGAGATTGAAGTTACTATCACATGTCCAGATGATGAGAAGACTGAGGTTGATATAGTCATCCCTATTGATGAGATAGAAGTTCAGAAGTCTAAGAAGCATAAGGATACTATTAAACTTGATGATACTCTTAGTATGAAGATGAAGTATCCTTCATTGGAACAATTCATTCAGACTAATTTTGATGTGAGTGGATCTAAAGGTTCTCAACTAGAACAATCTTTTGATCTCATTTCTCAGTGTATCGATACTATATACAGTGATGAAGAAGCATGGCCTGCTGCAGAGTCTAGTAAGAAAGAACTCAGTGAGTTTCTTGAGCAGTTAAATACTACTCAGTTCCAAGACATTGAGAACTTCTTTGAGACTATGCCTAAATTATCTTATGATGTTAAGGTTACCAATCCTAAGACCAAGAAGAAGAGCACTGTTACTCTGGAGGGGTTAGCGTCTTTTTTCGGGTAGCGATGTCTCATATGAGTCTTGAGGCATACTTTAGGATTAATTTTTCCTTGATGCAGTACCATAAATATAGCTTGACAGAGATAGAAAACATGATCCCTTGGGAACGTGATGTCTATGTTGACCTCCTCAAACAACACATAGAGGAAGAGAAGGAAAGGCAAAAACAGGATGGCAATTAACGCTAACAACTTTTTTAATCTGGAACAGGAGGCTAGGACTCAAGGGACTTTGGGTGGCGTAAAGTTGACACCTGAACAAAGGAAAGAAGCGTTTAAGAAGCAAGGGAAGGTAGAATTTAAGACATTTGTTCAGAAGGTTTTAAATAAAAAAGAACCTATGAAACCTGTTGCACCCAAGGCATTGGGTGGTGGTGCAACAAAAGCATTACCTGCTTTTAAAGCAGTACAAGGTGCAGCACCAGAAAAAAGTGAAGTAGCACAGAGAGTAGCGAATGCTTTTGATAGTAGACTGGATGATTTACTAAAAAATATTAGAGAGGATGTGGGTGGTATTCTTGCTGTAGTGGAGAAGCAAACTGATATAGATGAGGAAGAAGCAGTAGAAGAGAAACAAGAGAATGAGAAAGCAAAACGTAAAGCAAAAGAAGAAAAATCAGAGAGTAAAGATAAAAAACCAAAGACATCAGGTTTTCTTAAGACACTAACCAAACCTGTCATGGGTTTATGGGAAAGCATTGTCAAAGGTTTTATGACTTTGCTTACTGGATGGGGTATCACCAGTCTATTAAATTGGTTTGGTAATGATAAGAATAAAAAGGATGTAGAAGCATTTAAAGAGTTCATAGTCAATGCTGTACCTGTTATACTCAAGGGTATACTTGCACTCATCGCTCTTGATATAGGATTAAAGGTATTAAGGTTTGTTAAAATATTGGCACTTGGTAGTTCTCAGTTATTGAC